GATTGTTTCCAAGAAGATTTTGATAAAAGTATGGTGCCAGAGGGTGGCAAACATTCAATTAAATATTATAAAGGTTGTCCTAGACATTTATGAAAAAATTCACAATCACAAAAGATCAATTAGATAGAGCTAAAAAGCTTTTTGATTTTAAAGAATTAAACAACAGCATCACAAAAGGAGAGGGTAATCTTGCGGGTGCTGTTGGAGAAATTATTGTAAAAGACGCTTACAAAGGAAATGGCGAAAATACTTATGACTATGATACAATAATCAAAGATTACAAAATAGATATAAAAACAAAAAAGTTCTCAGACCAATTTACCCCAAACAAAAATTGGAACTTAAATGTTTCTGATTATAATACTAAGCAAAAGTGTGATGCTTATTGCTTTGTTGGTGTTAATGAATCTAACACTATAGCATATGTTTACGGTTTTATGAAAAAGAAAGATTTTTACGATAAAGCTGTATTCGGTAAGAAAGGGCAGATAGACCCTAGAGGTAATGGTAAATGGAAGTTTAAATCAGATTGTTACAATATTTTAATTAAAGATTTAGTGATATAATCTTGACAAATCGATGTTACCATCTATATTGGTAATATGATTCCTTTTTTTAAAACACATTCTTCTATTGGTAAAAGTATTTTACGTATAGACGATGTGCACGAGTTGACAAAAGACTTCAAAGAAGTTTATTTCATCGAAGATAGTATGACAGGTTTCCCAGAAGCCTTTAGAAAATTTGAAGATAGGTTACGTTTTGGTTTGCGTTTCTCTATGTATAATGACGACCAAAGCGAAGAATCAGAAAGTAAAATGATTGCTTTTGCAAATGGTGATGCTGGTGCAAAAGAATTGTATAACCTTTATACCCAACAATCGGACACAAAGATCACAAGGCCTTGGGACTTTACAAAAAATTTACAGTATGTTGTACCTTTTTACGACTCTTTCTTACATAAAAATTTAACAACTTTTTCTAATTGTGTTGTTGATTTACCTCGTGACATACCCTTTATAATAGAAGATAATAATCTACCCTTTGATTGTTTGATTGAAGATAAAATATTAAATTATTGCAAGAATCATTTAAACGAACACTTTAACGCAAAGTCAATATATTATAAAGACAAAGAAGACGTTTTGGCTTTTCAAACTTATAAATTAATTTGTAACCGCAGGATAGGTAGAACTTATGATCTATCGAACCCTGGACTAGATCACTTTGGTAGTGACGAATTTTGCTTCGAATCATGGAAGAATTACTTAGATACAACTTTAAACAGCGCTACGTAGTTTTTGATACCGAGACAGAGGGATTAAACTTAATCACTTCTAAACCTTGGCAGATAGCTTGGATTGAATGCGAAGGCAAAAAGGTCATAAAAAAACATAATCGCTTTATCAAATGGAAAGACTTAAACGTTTCTCCAGATGCCGCACGGGTTACTGGATTTGACAGAGATTATTATGAATCTGTTGCAGAAGATCCAATGGTTGTTTGGAAAGACTTTGAAAAAGCTTTGTATGGTAATAACATTGTTCTTGGTCACAATATTCTTGGTTATGATATTTATATCTTAGGTGTTTGGCTCAGAAAAATGGGCGTAAGAATTAGTTACGAAAATTTTATTGGAGAACTTTTAGATACAAACATTTTAGCAAAAGCTATAGCAAAGGGAGATAAAAATCCAGGCAACGAATTACTTGCTTGGCAAATGAGATACCTTCACTTTAGGGAACGTGGTTTAAAAACAAACCAGAAACATCTATTACAGCATTATAATATTGACTTTGACGAAAAAAAGCTACATGATGCGTTATACGATATAGAAAAGAACTTCGAAATATTTCAGAAACAAATATGGGAATTAGAAATTTAGAATCATTTAAACAACCAATGCCAGTTGGTGTTAGATTGCCAGAGATTGAAGTAGAACAAAGATTTTACGACGAGTTAGGTATTTCTAATACATCATCTAATTATGATTTACTTCGTGAGTTATGCCTAAAAGGTGTTAAAGAAAGAGGTGTAGATAAGTTAGATAACAAACAAGAATATTACGATAGGGTTAAGATGGAGTTGTCCGTTTTGAAAGATTTGGGGTTTGTTGATTACATACTCCTAAATTGGGATGTTTTGAATTTTTGTCATGAGAATCATATACCAACTGGGCCAGGTCGTGGTTCTGCGGCCGGCTCGTTGGTACTTTTTTTGTTAAAAGTCACAAATATCGATCCAATCAAGTATGATTTGTTTTTTGAGCGATTTGTATCTAAAAGCAGAGCTAAAAAGACCATTGTTGACGATATAACGTACCTAGATGGCTCTTTGTTGGCTGACGTGGACAATGATATCAGTTACGATAGAAGAGCTGAGGTAATCAAATATATTGAAGATAAGCACAAAGGTAAGACTTGTAAGATATTAACTTTAAACACATTGAGCAGTAAATTGTGTGTAAAGGAGTGCGGAAAGATTGTCGGAGGGTTCTCAGAAGAAGAGGTTAATGACATTAGCGCCTCTATACCAAAACAGTTTGGAAAGGTATTTAAGTTAGAAAAAGCTTATGACGAAAGCGAAAAACTTAAAAAGTTTTGTGATGAAAACCCTAAAGTATTTAATATTGCCAGAAAACTAGAAGGATTAAATAAGAACACTGGCGTTCACCCATCGGGGATTGCGATTAGCTTCTATAACATACAAGAAGTTATGCCTATGCAGAAAACTAATGACGGTAATTATGTATCTGGTTACGACATGAATGACGTAGCATCTTTGATGGTTAAATTCGATATCTTAGGATTGAGGACATTATCTGTTGTTTATGATACCCTTAAACAACTTAATATGGACATAGAAACTATAGATGTCGAGTCAGATAACATATATGAAAACTTCAAATTCATTGAGGCACCAAAGGGTCTCTTCCAGATTGAAGCGGATACAAACTTTAAAGCAGCTAAAAAGATTGCTCCTCGTAATCTTGAAGAACTTTCTGCCGTGGTTGCTATTGCCCGTCCTGGTGCTCTTGATTATTTAGATACATATGCAAGTTATGTAAAGACTAGCGTGTTCAATTCTGTTCACGAGTTTTTTGATGATATCTTATCATATACTGGTGGTATTCCTTTATATCAAGAACAGTTGATGAAGATGGCTGTTAAGGTTGGATTCACACTTGATGAAGCGGAACAACTTAGACGTATTGTTGGTAAGAAAAAAGTAGATCAGATGCCAGCATGGAAAGCCAAGATCGAAGAAAAGATTGAAGAAAACGATTTACCAAAACAAGTTGGTGATGTCCTTTGGAAAGTCGCTGAAGATTCAGCTAATTATTCATTTAATAAATCACACTCAATTAGTTACGCTACTTTGGCGGCTATAACAACTTATTTAAAATTTAACCATTCTAAAGAGTTCTTTTTATCCCTGCTTAAAATGACAAAGCACGAGCCAGATTCTCATGCTGAAATAGCTTTGATTAGTCAAGAGCTTTGTTTATTTGATATGAAACTTCTCCCTCCAGATTTAGCCAAATCAGATGTAGAGTTTTCTATTGAAGGTAAAAATATTAGATATGGTTTAAACAGCATTAAAGGTGTTTCAGAAAAAACTTTAGAAAATGTTGTGGAGTTTAATAAGTCAGAATTACTAGATCAAAATAAATATGACATTTTTATTTCAGCAAAACAATCTGGAATAAATATTGGCGTTCTTTCTGGCTTAATACAAGGTGGTATGATGGATTCTTTTTGTGATGTTTCTACTGGTGTACCAAATCGTTGTAGATTGGTGTTAGAAGCCCAATCTTTTAATTTACTTACAGATAGAGAAAAAAGAAACTTCATTAATTTAGGGGGCAAATTTAATTACGATATACTTAATTCCATCGCTTACGTTAAAAAAGAAAATTATCCAGCGGATGATGGTAGACCATTAATGAAAGAATCTAGATTCAATACCTTTAAAAGGGATTATGATAAATATCGCCAAATTTACGATAAAAACAAAGAACATTTAGTATTTGCCAACTGGTTCTTTGAACGCAAGTATTTAGGGTACAGCCACTCTAACGAAATTAAAAAAGTGTTTCAAGATACAAATAATCTTGTAAATAGTTTGGAATTAAAATCAATAGATAACAATGATCGTGTAAAGTTTGTTGGTGTTGTTACTGATTGTGTTTCTAGAACCAGTCGTGCAGGAAATAAATATATGAGAGTGGAGATACAAGATGATTATGGAAAAATAAACTTTATGATGACTAATAACAGAAGATCTGCTACTTTAGACAATTATTTAAATGAAGGCGGTAAAAAGCCCAAAGAAAGTCAAATTGTTTTTATTTACGGTACAAAAGGCGAAGATATAATCTTTGGTGAAAAGCTAAACATTCTAGACGAAAAAATCTATACAAGACTATCAGAAATTAAATGAGTGATTTTTCAAAATATAATTTAACCCCATCCGCTAAACATGTTTTAGAAATGGCGCAAGATTTAGCTAAAGGTTACAAGCACCTTAAAGTTATTGATTTACATTTAGTTCATTGTATTTTTAATGTTAATCATAATAATATAGATTTTGCAATGGCTAAAGCAGGTTGGATAAAAGAAGGTTTTATACAATCATTAGATATGGTTTTAGAAGCATATAAAGAACCCAAAAGAAAAAAACAAATATATGCACCAGAAATTTTTGATATATTGGATGGAGCTAGGAATTTAGCTAAAAAAAATAAAGACGAATACGTTGGTTTAGACCACATTCTTATTTCTTTGCTACAGTTACGAAAAGAAATTAGAGATTTTTTTGTTGGTCTTAACGTAGATGTAGATGGCTTTTGTTTATTATTAGCAAGCATCATTAGAAATGGAATTAATTATAATCATAAGGATATTCCTAAACCAGAACCAGCTATCGTAAATGGCCCTCCTCCATCCAAAAAAAACAAAATTGAAGATTGGTGCGAAAATCTAACCAAAAAAATAAAAAATAGAGGAACTTATGAAATCTTTGGTAGAAAAAATGAGATTAATAGATCTTTTGAAATCTTATTAAGAAAAAATAAAAGCAATATAATTTTAGTTGGTGAAGCTGGTGTAGGCAAAACCGCTATTGTTGAGGGTCTTGCCGAACAAATTATTCAAAATCATTGCCCTAATTTTCTGAAAAACAAAGAGATTTTATCACTAGATATGACTTCCGTACTAGCTGGAACAATGTACCGTGGACAAATGGAAGAAAAAGTAAAATCGATCATAGATGAAATTTCTAATAGTGATAAATATATTTTATTTATTGACGAAATACACACTATTGTTGGCGCAGGCAGTTCTGAAGGCAGCTTGGATTTAGCTAATAGCTTAAAGCCTGTCTTATCTAGAGGTGGTTTTGCTTGTATAGGTGCTACAACAAAAGAAGAATACGAAAAATATTTTAAAGGTGATTCAGCTTTAAATCGTCGTTTTGAGAAAATCGATATTCATGAACCAACAAAGGAACAAACACTTGATTTGATGAAAAAGGCTAAAAATTCATATGAAAAATTTCACAATGTTAGATTTAGAGCAAAAGTTT